TCGTCTGATTGCCGATCGCGCGAAGCGACTCGAACTCGGGCTGCAGAGCAGCTCGGAACGTCTCCTCGAGCACGCGCTGGGAGCGCGAGAGGCTGCTGTTGTCATTCGACCCGGCGCTGATCGTTTGACCGGACCCAGAGCCCCCGTTGGGGATAATCATGCCGGAGCTGTTCGGAGTGAAAAGCTCGGGACCGTTTTCACCGACGAGGTACGTCTTGCCACTGATCACAGGGCCACCAGCTGCACGAGCACCGGCAAGTTCACGACTGCCTCCACCGCCGCCGAGGTTGGCGATGGCGTTGGCCGCGGACTTCGCCGCGTTGATGATCTTGTTGATGAAGTCCATGGCGGACTTGACAAAGCTGTCGAGGTATCCCTTAAGCTTGTCGAAGATGCCGATGACGAAGTCGCGGATCGCAGTGAAGCCATCCACGAAGAACTTCTTAATCATCTCGACGCCGGCATTCCAATAGCCCGGGATCGTAACGGTGACGAGCTCAGACAGCCAAGTGACCCAGGAAGTGAGATACCCAGTCACCGCTTCGATCGCGGCGCCCCAGCTGCTCGACAGCGAGTTCGCCGAAGCGTTGATGCTCGCGCTGAGCTGAGTGAACCACACGATGGCGGACGAGACGCCTTCGGTCACCCAGTTGAAGAACTGCAGAGCGGTCGTGCCGGCTGCGGTGATTGCCGCGACGAGAGCGGTCCAACCTCCCGTGAAGGTGATCAGCAGCCCAATCGCGCCGGTGATGATCGCGACCATTCTCACGATCGGGTTGGCGGCAATCGCCGCGTTCGCAAGCCACTGAGCGGCAGCAACCGCGCGAACGGCGACACCATAGGCAATCCAGACGCCGGTCGCCGCGATAACAGCAAGGGCGACCTTGTCGATATTCTGCGCGAGGAACACGATGGCTTGAGACACAATGGATGATGCGCTGCCAACCTGACCCGACTGACCGATGAAGCGAACGAAGGCGTTGTCGAGAATGGTCAGCGCCTGGCGAATGGTGACGGACGTCTTGGCGAACTCCTTGTCGACCGTCGACTGCATCGACAGCAGCGCCTCGACAACCGCCTTGCTGGTCAGCTTGCCCTGTGCGCCGAGTTCACGCAGAGCACCCACAGGAACACGGAGACCGTCAGCCAGGGTCTTGGCGAGGAATGGCGTGTTCTCGAGCACCGACCGAAGTTCTTCGCCCTGCACCTTGCCGGACACAAGTCCCTGGATGAACTGACGCAAGCCGTTGGCGCCGGCCTGTCCTGACTTACCGGCGACGCTGATCGACTTCGACACGACATCGACCACGCGCCACAGGTTCTCGCCGGACACACCGACTTCCTTCTGCGACATGGACAGCTTGGTGTAAAGCTCGGTCAAGCCGTCAACGCTCGTGCGGTTCTGGTTCGCCAGCGAGAACAGCCGTTCCTGAGTCTTGTTGAACTCCTCGGCGGTCTTGGTCACGAGCTTGATCTGGTTGCCCATCGACTGAAAGCGATCGGTGTAGTCGGTGAGGACCTGAACGCTGAAAGCCCCGAGCAAGGTATACATGATGCGGCTCAGTGAAGCCACAGCACCGGCGGTCTGTTCGGACGCCTTGCCGATGCCCCCGATGGCGTTTGCCGTTTCCTTGGCACCGCGTTCAGTTACGCGAATGACGACATCTTCAAAGGTAGCCATCAGTCGATCAACCTTTTCGTCCTGGACGCCGCGCCTGCGGCAATTCGAGCCCGGTCGATAAATCCAGCTGGCGCCTGGCTCGATTTACCGGCATTCAGCTGGTCAATATACGATACAGTGTTGACGATGTATACCGTCTGGCCGGTTTGGCGCCTGTCCAAACGAGGCAGCTCGAGGCTGAGCACAGCGTTGATGGCTGCGCTCCTGGTCGAGCCCTTTGAGCCGGGTGCAAGGTTGCGTTCACCTCGAGGCTGATAGTTCAGCCCTGTCTTCCAACTGGAAATCGCCTGCCCAGTGTCGGCAGGCGTTCCGGTGACGACTTCGGTGAGGTACGCACGAGAGGCACGGATGACCTTCTCGTTAGCGTTTTCTACGATGTCCCTTTGGATTTTGAGGATGCGTTGGCTGAGGAGGCTGATGTCCACTTGGTTGTTCTCCTTTGCCGAGTCCTCCCTTCTTTCGATCCTTCATCCACTGACGGTGGAATTCATCAAGACCGGAGACAAGGTACTGGACATCCTCTTCGTCTTCACCTTCAAGTTCGTGTGCCTTACACCACTCATGGATCAGGAACCAGGAGAGAGGCACAGGGCCGGCAGAGTTATATTCTCGGCCGGTGGATATCTCGTTGTAGGCGATCAGGTATAGATTGAGGCCCTGCTCAAGCTCGGGGGCATCCTGAATGGTCGTCGGAACAGGCATCCTCTGGGCGTAGGCTTGCCTGAGAATTACCTGTTCCGTTGGACCCTGCTCGAGAATGTACTTCAGGACCTCAATCAGTTTCCCTTTTCGCGATCCAGCTCGTCACGCCGGAAGTTGGCCAGGTTCTCCGCCTCGCGCTTGACGTGGGCGAAGAACTCGGGCAGATCGGCAAAGACCTTGATCGCGTTCTCGGGATTGAACGGGATCGCGACGCCGTCGCTGCCGGTGATGTGCCAGTCGAGGATGACCGCTTCGGCGAAGACGCGATGCATGATCTCGTTGGCCTTGTTGTCGTCCATCGTGCCCAGCTGGAGGGCGCGACGGTGAGGCTTCATCAGCTGTTCGAGCAGCTTGACGAACTTCTTGTTGCCGTTGCCCGCGCGTGCGACGCGGACCCATTCGTCGCCGCCAAAGTCGAGAACGATGCCACGGTTCTCGAGCTCCTGGTCGGTGGTGAACGTCTTGTAGATGCTCATAGTTTCTCCCTCCTGAGGAGTGTTGTGCCGATCAAGCGTCGGCGAGGTCCGGCAGATAGTCGTAGAAGACCATCAGCAGGGTGTGGTCCATGTTGGGATCGTACTTCGCACCGGTGCCGGCTTCGGCGCTCAGCGGAAGCGTGATCGCCTGGTCCTGCTCGACGTTGAGACGCCCATCGCCCAGACCGATCATCGGAATATCGATCGAGATACCCGCATTGCCCTGGACCATGTGGAAGTCGAGCGTGACGTCCGAGTTGTTCCGCACAGCCTGCACCGCAGCGACATCGGAGAAGTAGGCCGTCATGGACGCGTCGATCTGGAACGTACCCTCGGTGACCTCGAACGAGCCGAGAACGCCGATGGCCTTGTTGGGCTCCAGGTTGTTGTTGATGGTCATGGTCAGCTCGGTGATGAACCCGAACAGAGGCAGCGGCGCCTCATTGTTGTTCGAGACCACAGCCAGCTTCGTGCGCTTGATGTCGGACGAGGTATTGAACATGTCCGACTCGACGAGAGCCGGGCGCGAGCCCGCCTTGACGCCGGTCACGCCCGAACGCTGTTCGTTGTCCGTGCCCATGAACATCAGCGAGCAGGTCGCCTTGTCCGCGGTGTTCAGCGTGAGCTCGAACTCCGAAGGCACAGCACCGACGATGTACTCGGACTGGATCTGCGTCGGCTGCGTCGTCTCGCTGGCGCCGAGCGTGCGCTCGAGCTGATAGGTGCGCCGCTTGATCGTGGTGCCGAGCTCGTTCTTGAGCACCCGACCGAAGAACAGCCGGATCGTCTTGCCCGTGCCGGCGTCGGTGACCATCGTGTCCGACGCCTTGTCGAACTCGATGAAGTCGGTGCCGACGGACTTGACACGCACCCACCCGTTGTTCGCCACGGTCGCGAACTGGGTGATGGAAGCATCGCCGCCGAGGAAGCAGAACTCGCCGGGGATGAGACCGAAGTCGGTGCAGTCCTTCGCGGTGGTGACCAGGCGCGGGAAAACGCCCGACGCGTCGATCTCGGCGTCGCCAGAGGCGAACTGGTAGCCCACCCGGCTCACGATACCGGACTGGCCGGTCGCGGCAACCAGGCCGGTTCGCGTGACCGAGCCGGAAGCGGAAGCCGTGACGAGGCCGAGGCCATTGTTCGCCGACGAGACGAAGCCCTTGCCCGCGATCAGATCGCCCGCCTCGAAATCGGTGCCGGCCGTCACCTGATAGGCGAGGGGCGATCCCGAGATGACGGCGACGGACTTCTCCGACTTGGTGCGAAGGTCGGCGAAGAAGAAGCCCTGCAGGATACGCTGCAGGTTCTCCTGCGTCAGGTCGGTCTCGAAACCGCCGGACGAGTCGAGGTCCACGATGTTGCCCTTCTTGCGCTGACGCGAAGGGTTGATCGGGTTGCGCGCGATACGCGTGAGCTCACCGCCGAAGTCGTCGTAGCTGTTCGGCTCGAGCGGGTACCACACGGGTGCGGGCGAGGTCGGCAGCACGCCGATGCTCTCCTCTTCGGCGAACCGAAGACCCGTGATATTCGATGCAATCTTCAGTGCGGTTGCCATGGGTTCACCTTCTCTCGTCCCATTCAAAGTCTGCGGAGACGTTGATTTGATACCAACGACCCTCGCGGCCCACTTCCTGGTATCGTGCGCGTCGGAACCAGACGTTCGGGGTGCGCTTGCCCGTGAACGCCTTCTTGGCGACCATCGCCAATTGTGTGGCCAACGTCGAGCCCTTGTTGGACTTGTAGTCGGCAAAAATCTGCACGATCACCGTGCCGAGCTGTGCGTGCAGCGAACCACCCACAGCATCGGCAAGCGTGCGCTGCTCGCCTGTGGCATGCCTGATGTTGATGCGGCACCAGGGCCGGCCGTCGTCATCGTCGCCTCGGGGACGCCCCGTCCAGTTGGTCGTGTCTTCATACTGGATCGATGCGGGCTCGAGGGGCGAACCGCCGATCAGCGCGGGGGTGTCGGCCACCCACACGCTGCGGAACTGCGCGTAAATCTCGTCCTGAGCTACTTCGAGCGTCGTGGCCATTTCCGCACATAGTTCTGAAAGAGGATGTCCTCATTGGACGGGTAGACGCGAGCGGGATAGATGATAGCCCACTCCTCGTCGGCGACCACGATGGTGTCCGTATCGAGGATCGGACCCCAAGTCTCGAACCCCTTGGCGGGGATATAGGCAATCTTGTCGCCACGCTGGTACGCGTAGCCTTCGACCTGATCGGGACGGAAGTCGAGAAGCACCGCGACCGTGTCGATCTCGGTCATGACCGCATCACCCGGACGCCACGGCTTGGCGGGATCGGGTGCGGTGCCGTCTGTGTATCGACGCACCTTCGCCGGCTGACCGAACTTGGTGATCAGCCGAAGCGCCGTGTCGATCTTGCCGGTGTACTGTGTCATCCGCGCACCACCGAACCGATGAGCGTACCGGACCCACAGAGGATGTCCATGTAGCGCTTGATGGACGGATAGACGATGCCGGTCGGCGCGGAGCCGGCCCACTTCGTCCGTTCGGTGATCGGCCCGACGATCTCGAGCTTCTCGACAACCTGGCCGCCACGATCGAGCGGGAGGAATAGATCGATGCCGGAAGCGGAGAGCGCAGCAGCCTCACAGCATGCCCTGACCAGCGGCACTGGGAGCGGCGCCGGGTCCCAGGTCACGTTGTCCCAGGAAACGTCGGTTCTGGGCCACAGCAGCGCCTGGGTGATTTTCAGGCGGTAGCCCTGAAGCCTCGGGCCGTAGACGGCATCGAGGTAGTCGGCGGCAAGGCGAAGTGAGGCTTCCTGATCCGCTTCCGGCAGGAGACCCCACGACGTCTTGCCGCGAGCATCGAGGTAAGCCTTGCAGTCGGCGACCGAGACGTAGGTCTCAGCGTCGGCCAACCCAGTCCCGTCTTCAACCACAATGGCCATAGTCGATCACTCCTTGGTGGCAGCGCGGATCGCGGCGAGAATTTCGGCCTTCTTGGACGCGCCGTCCAGGTCGATCTTCTTCTCGCTGGCGTAGTCGATCAGCTCGGCCTTGGTCATCTTCTCGAGCTCGTCCTCGTCGGAGTCGTTGTCGTCGGTGTCGAGCTGAGCTTCGCGACGGTCGACCTCGGCAGCGATGATCTCCATCGCCTGTTCCTTGGTGCGAACGGCCTCGTCGGAGATCGCGGCAGCGAGCTTCTGCAGCTCGGGGAAGGACATCTCCGACCAGTTCTGCGGAATGTCGATCACAGGGCCTTCATGCTCGGAGACCTCGCGCGAGAACACGCGCGGATCGACGGGAGCGTAGGCCTTCGAGATGATGTCCTTCAGCTGGTCGGGGAAGTCGCCGACGAAGTCGATCTTGTCGGTGTCTTCGATGTCGGAAAAGTTCTGGGCATCGATGGTGCGGGCGACGAAGCCCTCGGCCCGAAGTTCCTTGGCGCGGTCATTGGCCTCGGCCGCAAACTTGGGCCCGTCGTGATAGAGAACAACTCGTGACTTGGTCTTCATTACCCAGTTCCCTTATGAGAGTGGGCGGGTACAGAATTGCACCCGCCCTATCCAGTCGCACCCAGGAGGGAGGATCAGCGCGACTGAATGACGACGCCCGCGAAGTCCTTGAAGGAACCGTAGATCGGGTCCCAGTTGGACGCGGTGCCGACGGCCGAGTTCGACGGGTTGGCGCCGCCGTTGGCGACGTCCCAGGTGAACCCCTTCGTCTTCAGGTTGTAGGCGTACTCGCCCTGCATGCGAACGAGCAGGTTCTCCTTGCCGGTGATGATGTCACGCGCGATGGTGGTCTCCTCGGAGTCCTCCACCTCGATGGCACCGACCGTGAGGCCGAGCGTGTAGTAGGTCGTGACCGCGGGCGAACCCGAGGTGACCGCCAGCGACGGCGAGTCGGTGACCAGCACGGGACGGTTCAGCGTGACCGGCGAGGCCGAGCCGATGTTGAAGTTGGACACGCCATCGATGTTGGCCGTGATCTGGTTCTGCACGAGGTCGTAGTAGACCTTGGAGTGCATGATCCAGACCGCGATGCGATCGGCGGCGTCGCCGTACTTCGCCAGGCCCGAGACGAGGCCGGACGTGCCCATGGTGCCGGACGAGGGAACCGTGAACAGGTTGGTCGACTGGTTGACCAGCGCGACGCGCAGGGCCAGAAGCGCCGTGTTGAGCTGCTCGATCTGCATGCCCTTCGCGGCCTGGACGCCGATGGCGAAGTCCAGCGCGTTCTCGTTGAAGGGACCCTTCTGGATCTTCTTGAACGAGTCGAGCGTGTTGGCCACAGGGCCGATCTTGCGGTTCAGCTTGACGCCGACCTGCTCGGCCTGCGACAGGGCGAGGTCGGTGACATCGGCGAGCGCGGCGGAGCCGACGTTGACGCGACGGGTCACGAGGTTGGCGGTGTTGGCGAAGAACGACTCGTAGTCGTAGTCACCGCGCCGCGAGACGGACGTGAGACGGATCGCGCCGCGCGAGGCGGCATTGAACGCCTCCGACATCTGGACGAGGGTCTCGACCATGCCGGAATGCGTGAACTCATTGTAGATCTTGAAGTTGGATGCGGTACCGGTGGCCATGTGAGGCTCCCATTCAGCTGTTGATGGTGCCCGCTCAGCTCATCGGAAGAGCAAGATACTTCGCCTCGCCGTGCTTGGCGATGAAAGCAGTCTTCTGATCCGTGGTCATCTGCGAGCGCTTGAGGTTCCCGTGACCGGCACCGCCCTTGTCATCGGTTTCGGAAGCACCGCTCCCGGACTGTCCCGTGCCCTTGAAGAGCGACGGATACTTCGTCTTCGCCTCCTTCACGAGGTCAGCGAAGGTAGCCTGGCCTTCGGCACCGCCTCCGGCCATCACGGTCTTCTTGTCGGCGGCGAGGATCTTGATCTTGACCGTTTCGCCTTCGACTTCGAACTGGACCCGATCCTTGAGGATGTTGGGCAGCAGCTCGATGCCTTCCGATGTGGCCTCACCCTTCACGAGTTCCGAGGTGAGGTTGTACGAAAGTTCGGTATTCTGGTACTTATTGCGCCAAATGTCAACCTGGCTGGCGAGCGTGCCCTTTTCCTTCTCCCAGGTCGCCTGATGCTGCCTCAGCAGCGCCTCGTGATCGCCGGCTTCACGGGCCTTCTGCTCGGCCGCAGCAGCCTGCGCCGTCAGCAGCTCCTGGATTTCGTCCGGCGTCTTGCCGAGCTTCTCCCAGGCGGTGACCTGTGCGGCCTTCGCCTTGGCGGTCTTGAGCTCGTCCTTCGTGTGGCGCATGGTGTTGCGCAGCGAGGTGACGTCTTCGAGATGGAACTTGCCATCCTTTTCGACGTAGAAGCCGCGGAGATCTTCGTCCACGGAGTCGAGGGAGTCAACGATCTTTTCGATGGGCATTGTTCAGCACCGCTGTTTATTGGTCGCCACCGGCGAACCAGGTTGAGGTAGGATAGCCAAGAAGCTCCTTGGTCCACCCGGACAGTGACCGCACAGAATGCTTCAGGTTCGGGTATGCCTTCTTCCACGCACTGCGGAAGCTCTCACACTCGTCCCAACGCTTCTTGTCGAAGAAGTGGTTGGCTTCACGAGTCATGGGAACTCCTGCAAGAATGATACGAGTGCAACCTTCTGCCTGAGCAGCCTTCACAGCCAGTAATCCTGACGAACCGCTTCCGGTCATGCCAGGATATCTGAAGTCCAGCCATTTGTCGATACGCGGGTCTCCGCCCGGCACGAGCCCGGGCTGGCACGGCTCATGCGCGTAGGTGAGATAGTCGTCGTTCAGCCCGTTCTGTCGCCTAAGTTGTTGCCACTTAAGCATTTTTTCCGGGTGCAAGGATACCCAGAAGTCGATACGCTCGGCGTAGACCGTCCCGATGTCGTTTACCACGAAAACTCGAGCTGGTCTAAATTCGCGGAGTGCGACGGTGAGGTCGTCCCAGACTGTGTTGGCTCCTCCGACCACGAGGGCAGTGCCATCTCGTAGCATTCCTTGAACTTTCTCAGCAGCCATGCTTTTTGTTCCTCAGTCTGAAAGCTGTCGGCATGATCGTGACCTGGACTGAAGACGCGAAGACCGCCCCCACGGTAGATGCCAACCTGGCACAGCAAGTCACGCTCGTCATCGTACTTGCCCGAGATGTCGCGGTTCATCCACCACGTCGCCTTGAACAGGTGGTACGCGATGCTGACCTTGTCGTCCAACGTGAGGTCATTGTAGTCGAGAACCTCGACGAGGTCCAGCTCGCCATCGATCAAGGTCATGCGGATATTGTAGCTCTCCATCAAGACGTTGGGCTCAGGCTTCTCTCGCTTGCGGAACTCGACCACGTTGTCCATCACACGATCTCCAAGCTGGGCACGCTGCGATCACCGATAAACATAGGAGCCACAGGGCTGGCTGTGACCGAGTACTTGCGGGTGTAGGCCTCAGGGTCTCGCACGTCGCCTGCGGTGACGAGCTTATAGTCTCGACGACCAGCCTGCTGCAGGTACAGCAGCGTGGCACGGTTGATCAGGCCCGTCGCTGCGGTGACCGTGATCGCCGACACCGTCGAATGACTGAGCCCGAACGGTCGAGCACGCTCGAACGACTCCAGCGCGTTGAGCGCCAGAGCATGACCACCGCGCATGGCCTTGAGCACGCGGTTCTTCTCGAGCGCTTGTGCGCTGTTGAGCCACATCGGCAGCGTCATGTCGAGCACAGGCTGGTCGACCAGATCGCGTAGGTCGCTCGAGATCGTCACACCGAGGCGCGTGCCGAGGTATCCAGCGAGTTCTTTCGCCAATTGCCCCAGCTGAGCGTGAAGGTTGACTGAGACAGCAGCCCAAGCACGCTCGCGCACCAGTGCGACCGAGTTGGTGATGCTCTGCGAGTCGAGACGGCTGATCAGCGGTCGCGTGCTGAGAATGGTCATCACGTCCGAGTGGCTCTTGGCGAACTCGCCGATGTTGGACTGCAAGTGTGAGCGGAACAGTGCCCGCTGTTGTTCCTCGAAAGTCCTCATGGCTCTCTCAGTCCTCTGTAGAGCAAGGCGATGGTCTTATCCTGATCGCAGGTGGCGGTGACCGAGATGTAGTTCTCTTCGGTCTCGATCACCATCACCATATTCTCAGGCACGAACTCCCCGGCGTCGATCCGTCGGAGAGTGTTGACGAGGGCGTCGCGAACCGTCCATATGGTCGCGAGCCCTTCCTTGCGCGCACGGAACTCCGTCAGCGTGACGGGTTCCTGTGTGTAGTCGTCACTCACTGACATCGCTCCCAATGCCCGGAGTGCCGCCATTCGCCGCGCCGGGCACGCGGGCTTCCTGCTGTTGCTTGAACGTCTCGGCGGCCCGACGCATGGCCTCCTCTTCCTCATTCTGCACGAGCAGCGCTTCGGCCTTCTCATCGAAGTCGTCGGCGAGGATGTTGCGGCGCTTGAGCTCACGCCAGAAGGTTTCCCGGCTGATCTCGCCGGCGATGCGAGCCTGGATGAGACCCTGCACGTCAGCCGCATCCCTGAGCGTGATGCCGAAGTCGGTGTTGACCTTGACCTTCGCCGTGCTGGACTGGGGCAGGTTCATCCAGCGAGCCGAAGCCCACAGGCACAGATCGATGACGTCCTGCATACCCAGAGCCATGAACTGCAGCGGCGAGTTGATGTCCGCGTAGTCCAGTGCCTTGGCAGTCGCCGTCTGGCCTCCTCCGTTCATCGGCATGAGCAGCTCGAGGCCCATGAGCCGCATGTTGTCCTCCAGGTCCAACAGGTCCTGGCGGCCCGAGCCGATCGCAGCACCCGTGTGCTCGACGTAGGACATACGCGAGTTCTCCGGGCCCTGAATGTGCCGGTTCGGCCCGATGATGAGCTTGTCGGCTTCTTCACCGAGCCCGGAGGAGAACAGGATCGGCACGCGCGCCACGTGCAAGATCTGACGCTGATCGCTCGAGGACTGCCAGTGCGCGACGTTCATCCACGCGAGGTCCTCGAGCGGCGGCGTGGCGAGCTGGAAGCCGACGCGGCCGGTGTACACGGTGAAGAACGGAATGAAGCCCAGGGTCATCGGGCCCGTGGACTCGACCTCCCAGATCGTCTGACCGTCCCTGACCGCCTGACGCCACACGGTGAAGCTCGTGAGCCCGATCTCGCGGATGCGGACCACCTCGACTTCGCCGTAGTCGCCGTCGGCCTCCATGGTGACTTCCCTGAGCCTCACCTGCGTGAGCATCTGCTGCGAGCCGACACGCCGCGAGCGATAGCCAATGAGCTGCCTGGGCTTGTAGTGCACCCAGTACGGCCTGCGGTTCTCCGCCATGTCGTCGGCCAGCGTCGGGTTCTGCTTGGTGCTCTGCGGCATGTCCACGAGAATGTGGCTCAGGCCGTACTGCATGGCGGTGCGGAACACCTCCTCCATGAACAGATTGAGCTTGCGGCCCTCTCGGTCGATGTCCTCCGTGAGCGCAGCGAGGCGCGGGTCTGCACCTTCCCTGAGCACGATCGGCTTGGAGAACGGCTTGCCGGTCATGGACCGCACGGTGCGTGCGAACGCGTTGAGTAGGAACGAGCGGTTGAGCCTCGCCTCGTAGTTGGGCTGCGACTCCTTGTCGTCCTTGGGCAGATACGTCTCGCCCGCGGCGCGCATGGCGGTGGTGCCGCCCATGAGTGCCTCGACGAGGTTCCACCGAAGCGCCATCTCAGCGTAGTTGCGAGACTCCACAGCAGGATTGGGTCTCGTGATGAGCGTGCCGGTGGTGACGGCAGGAGGCAGTGCGATGGTCTGTGCAGGGTAGGACTTGGCCATGGATTAGATCTCCGCGGAGGTTGCTTTCCTGAGGGGCGAAATGAGTAGCTCGGTGAAAGCCCAGATCGCCGCGTCTGCGCGGTTAGGTGAGCCCACACCCATGTAGCCGTCGTGAGTGAAGAAACACAACTCATCCTCCAACTGCGAGAACTGCCCGAGGTGGTGGATTTTCTGCTGCTCGTAGAGCGAGGCGACCGGCTGTGCGCGGATGTGCTTGCCACGAGACGCGTGGATGAGCTTGACGGGGACGTCTCGGCCACCCGGCACGGAGCGGATCGTGTTCTCGACCATGGCACCGCCGAAGTTGGACTCCGCAATGATGCAGTCGGCCTCGTACTCGTGGTACGCAGCCACAGCGCGGGCAGCCCAGACGCTCGGCGGCGCGTTGCAAGTGCGATCGTCTATGAGCACACCGTGGCGGTCGTGCGTACGGCCGGCGACGACAATGCCCACGTCGTCTTGAGCCTCGGAGCCTGCGGTGCCGCTGGGGTCGACCGAGACGATGATCCTCTGGAGCTCCGGCAGCAACTTCGTGCGGGCTTTCTCGATGTCGTCTCGGGCAAACATGGCGCCCGGCACGTCGTCCAAGATCTCCGCGTCGATTTCCTGTCGGCCGAGACGTGTGCCCTCGTACTTGTTGACGACCTGGTGGAAGAACGAGCGCGCGAGGTTGGCTTCGTTATCGTAGGTGGAGCCACGAGTGACGTGGGTGTACGAGTACTTGAGAATTTCGCGGATCAATGGGAGAGGACGGGGCGTGGTGGTGATGAGCTGGCGGGGATTGTCGCCGAGTCGCATACCGAACTGCAGCTGATCCCACGTCTCCTGCATGTACCGCCACTTGGCCAACTCGTCGAGCCACGCGAACTCGAACTGCGGTCCGCGCAGCTGGTCCGGCTCCGTGGCGTTGTACAAGCCTGCGCTGGCGCCGTTGGGCCACGTGAGACGACGCTTGGAGGGTTCGTACAGTGGGCGGAAGGCCTTGGGTGAGTTGCGCAGAATACCCGACGGACCCTCCACCATGACGTCTCGCACGTCGGACGCGGTCTCGCCGATGATGGCGAAGAGGCTGGCTTTGCCGCGCGAGAGTGGAGTTGGTCCCTCGGCGAATGCTCGCACAGTCTCTGCGCCGGTGCGAGTCTTACCGAAACCGCGGCCGGCAAGAATGCACCAGATCGACCACGGGTCTGGCGGGACTTGCTGGTCCGGTCGGCCCCAGAACTTCCAGTCAAACTGAAGTTTTGCGAGCTGGCTTGGGGTTAGAGAGTCGAGGATCGTCGCTCGTTCTGCTTCGCTCAGCAAGGCGATTGAGCTGGCGAGCGATAACTTCGGCTGGGCTCTCTTCGTTGTTAGCGAGCTCATCGGTGTCTGGGTCCTGTGGCAGCGGGGCGTTATCGCGGTAGATGTGTGGTCGTCTGGACTTCAGCAGAAACATCAGCAGTACGTCGGACTTTTTCCGCACAGTGTTGACCCGGCGGCCTTTATAAAAGATGGGTTCCATGATGCCGGCCACAGCGCGACGGTGAAGTTCCGCTTCGATCGCGTCGGTTCCCATGTCCAGTGCTTCCTGGAAGGCTTTTTCTGCGCTGGGATTGTTCCGGCGGAACTTCCGGATTTGCTTGGTGGTGAGATCAGCCTGTCGCGCGGCGTCGTGGACGTTGCCGCACTCGATCAGGTAGTCGAGAAAGAGGCCGAACTTCTTGTCTGTGGGTAAGGTCACAGGAACCCAGTTCTCGAGTTCCTCTTCAACCTTTTGGATCAGGAGTTTTGAAACCATCTTCTTTTCCAAAATCGAGAACGGGTCTGTCAAACCTTAGCCGTGTGTCAGATGCGGGTCGGCGGCACAAACCGTGCCATCGTCCGTGGGTGGGACACGGTGGATGGTTGTGTGGTTAATAATGCATGTCCGCCCGCAATGTCAATCGACACACGGACGGAGCATGTATTGTATGATTAACGGATGGTTATATCGACGCGTTCATCACAACGATGGACAGGCGAATACATGATGTTGCATGTATAACGCATGTCATTACCGTACATCATCACGCATATACGATCATCATCATACATCATCACACGATCAATACATGCATCGAGTGGTTCGATCACACGTGCGTGTGTGCGGGCGAATGTGATGGCACGTTGCATGTCGGGTGCAGCACATGCGATCACGCGGTCGTGTTCAACATAATGGATGAGGTACACATGCGACGGCGCATCATACGATGCGAACGTTGGGCGGGAATTACGGCGGCCGAAAATCGTCATGATGAATACCTCGTTAACGGAATGTGCACACACGACGGTATCAGCGTCGCATGTGCACATTGGGCAGGCAGGATCAGCGGGTCACGTGCGGCAGGATCGCGGCGACATCGGTGGCGCGATATTCCCACGACTTCGACGTGACGGGGCGCGGCAACGTCGCGGCGACGGCGGGATCGGCGTACATCGTGCGGAAACGGGCGCGGATCGATTTGGCGTTTTTGTTGTGCGCCGCGCACAGGGAGACGAGCGAAACGGTGTCGGTCGACGCGGCGACGCGCGTTTCGAGGTCGGCGATGCGCTCGGTGATCGTGGCGCGGTTCAGCGACGTGTTGTCGCGGAGCGGCTTGACATCGGGGAGCATCGCGGCGAGGGCGTTGTGCGAGGCGACGAGCGAGGCGATGGTGATGCGGGCCATTTGCGTGTTTCCTGTTTCATGTGCATCGCGTCATTGCGATGAAGATACAATAACACGGACACACGGAAACGCAATCGCCGAATACGGAAATGGTTAAGACCACGTTAATGGCAAACCCGCCCATTAATCATCCATTAACGTGAATAATTAACGTTAACGGATTATGAAGATGAAAATGGGCGGGCATGCCATTTCGACACACCCACCCAATTTAAATCAAATGTTCCCGAACCCAAATCGTCGCGAGAATTTCCGTGCCACATTGCACGAAATATCGGAAATACGTCGCACCCGTTTCGGACAGGGTTAATTCCAGGTCATCGGCGGTTTCGCGACAATCCTCCGCGAACTCGTCGCGAAAATCGATGAACGCACGTTGGGCGCACGTTTCATGCGTGAAGCCCGCATGTTGCGGCAATGACGCCAACGTTTCCTGGTCAAAATCGTTGTCATCACGCATGCAATCGACATCGGCGGCGGTGGCGGTGATCGAGGTGAAAATTTTCATCGAACGTTCTCCACACATCCCGCACCGCGCGACACGATTTGAAACGCGAGCGTGGGGCAATCGTTGGCGGGCGCGGGAGCGGCGTCACGCGGAGCGCGGCGGACGTGGATCGTATCGACGGTGGGACGATACGGACGCGTCGTGGTCGTGATGGTCACGTCATTGCGGGTGACGGATTTGGTGTCGGCGCGCACATGCGTGGCGACGAACACGGCGGGAACGGCGATGATCGCGGCGAGCAGCGCCCGTTCGATGATGCGATCGACGTTCATCGTCCCACCCATTCACGACGAGCGATTTTGTCGACGGCGACGGTCGCGAGGACGTCACGGATGACATGGGCGGGAACGCGGGGTTGGCGGCGGAACAGGCGGGCGATGAATGCAAACATTGTCGTGTTCCTTTGTTTCGATGACTCGACAATAACATACCCGATGACCACGTCAACGCCATATGCAAGAAATGGTTAACAAATGGTTTGGCCGCAGCCAAAGCCGTTAACGTTAATTTTTAACGCTCCCGATAGATACAATTTGAATTATTATCAAGGTTAAAAATTAACGTTAACGGATTATGAAGGGCCAAAACGATGGGCATCCCATTTCGGGACACCCATCGATTTTAATCACATGCGACAGAACATCGTAAATTTTCCGTTACGAATACCCGCCCAAATTGTCATGACATTGTCGGATATAAACCCGATCGATTTTAATTGATCGAGGCATGACATCATCGATCGTGCGTCGATGACGTTCGCGTGATGTCCCTGACATGTGATACGCAATTCATCGCCGACGATTTCAATGTGCGTGCGGGCATTCGTGCACGTTTCGATGATGTCGCGAACCTGTCGTGTGATCGTCATGACGTACCTCGTTTGTCGATACACACATCATACCCGATTGCCCGATCGATGCAACGCCCGATCATGGAAATGGTTAATGGATCGTTGGCCACCCGGAAAAGCCGTTAACGTTAATTATTGACGTTAATGCCGACAAGTTGACGGAAATGCAACGCGTTAACCAATCCACCCACCTGCAAATCTCGATCTACCGCTCTACCGCTCTGCCGGCAGGAGGTGCCTACCGGAGAGAAGTCGTGTATGCGGTTATGCGTCGAAGCGCTAGGAACGTCGTAGGGGTGCGTTGACGCTCAGCGCTGTCAGTGCGCTACGTCGAACGCGCTCGACGCGCCTCAGCGACGTCCTGAGCGTTTCTCAGCAACGCTTTGTCACGTTCATCGAGCGTCAATTCACGCTCAATGTACTCCACAACGTCCTGAAGGCCGGTGCATTGCGCCATCCACAGGAGCATGCGGCAAGTCTGCCAAGCCTGAGCGAGAAGGACCCGGTCCATGTCCCTCGCCGTAGGCTCCGTGGCAGCGCAGTGTGCGGCCTGCAGCAGGTACGCTGCTTGGTCGAACTGAGCCCGCAGCCACGCCGAGGCTTGACCCCGCAGCGCCGGCGTGCTCACCACCAGCGTTGGAAACGCCAGCTCGCCAGCTTCCAAATCGCCAGCTTCCACCTCCTGGCCCAGAGTTGTTCCTCTCGTCTCGCCGTAGGTCAGGCCTGCGGCCATCGCCAGCTTCTTCGCTTCGTCTCGGTTCACTTGAGTGCTCCCTTGATGGCTTTGCTGACTCGATCCTTGTCCGACTGTGCGAACCACCAGCCGTAGTCCGGCTTGGCCCACGCAAGCTTGCGCAGCGCGGCACGAGCATGCGGCGGAGGCACGTCCGGCACCAGCTCCGAGATGTGCACGAAGCCCACAGGGCGTGTGTCTGACTTGCTCGGCGCCTTGGGCGGCTTGGGCTCACCGGGTGCGCGGCGAGGCTTGCGTGCGGCACGGCCCTCAGTGCTCCGCTCGTCGGGCTCGATGACGTGATCGCTGAGAAACTGACGGATCATGCCGGTGTACGGCTCCGGAAGTTCCCAGCTCGTCTCCGTCTCGATCAGCTTCTCGAGGGCTTCCTCGGAGTCCGCTTCAAGACGGACACCCTCGTGATCCCAGTGGATGCCGGTGCGTCGGGTGACGGAGTGCTTGATCCAGCGGAACGCCGCGGGGTCTTTGAAGTCTTGGGCGAGGTACTCGAGGAACGCGGCTGCTCCTTCGAATGTTGCCCAGCTGACGACGAGCCGCTTTTCGAGGCGGTAGAGGTAGAGGCAGACGACGGGCGGCCTCGACGGCGATGAGGGAGTATGCGACTCAGCAGTTCGTGTATCGCTATCAGCTGCGGATCGTTGGCGTCTAGCCATTCCCATCTCCCAGTGTTTGTGAAGTGAAGGCGGAGTATTGAGCGCAGATTGCGCGGTTCGAGATCGTATTGTCGGCAGAGGTGCTTGAGGACAATCACTCCCGTTGTCTCCTGTTTCGATATGATCAGTCTAGAGAGTATGGGTGCGTGAGTCAACACGCGGCTAGAGACAAGGTTAACGAGTCTTTGGAGACGGTTGGGACGGCTAAACCGCCTTTTAGATTGGCCCCGCGGTCTGGCCGCCCCAACCCGCATACCCAAAAGTGCCAGCTTTCCATCTTGTCCATCGCTTCACGTATGCGCGCACGCAAGCGCTGGCACGACTCGAAAACGATTCTGGCGGCATTCGACTGATGACCAGCTCTCAAACCATTCAACAATTTCAATCACTTGCGATTTCTAACAACCATGAATATACGGTAGGCAAATGACGTTCAAAACGAAGCGATGGTGCTAATTTAAAATAACTTATTGAAATCATTGAATAATTTATTTATTTTCTGCGCATTAGGCCAAGACACCTGATATTGTCGTAATATGTCTACCGTATATTTATGGTTATAAGATATTATAAATCATTGATTATATTATATTATTTATATCCATCCATAAGAACGAACGTTCAAGATTCGTGTTTGTAATTCGCGCGCGTATGCGATGAGAACTCAATTATTGACTCCAAGCGCCGCTCCAGATACACTACCTCCATCATTAGGGGGAGCACCCACATTGACGAACAAAGCACTCATCCAAGAACACATGAAGCGGTTCCGCGTACTCACTCTCAGACGCACGAACCCGCATATCACCTTCCTCCACATCCACTGCCACATGAGCCTAGACACGATCGCCCAGTCCACCGGCATCTCCCGCAAGACTACCACACGCCTGCTGCTCGGCCAGCGTCCCACCCGCCACCAGCTTAAGCTGCTGCAGCGCACGGTGCTCACCGCCACCATCGAGCTGGAGAAGCTCACCACATACGAACGCGCCACGCGCGAGGGCATGTACTACGGCCAGATCATTCACCACATGAGCCATCTCGGCCGCTCACTCTCACGCTACACCAAGAGGGACTCCGCATGACCAGCAAAGTCTACCCCAAGCTCACCAAGTACGATCAACGCGGCCACCAGCGTTTCTACTGGGGCGAAGTCGAGGGCGAACACTACCGCACCTTCTCACAGCGAGACGTGCGAGCGGTGCCAGTGCCGAGCGCATGGACCAGCCCTCGCGTCAACATGAAGCGCACGCCGCACCAGCAGTGCCACTTCGAGATGGAGGCGATCTACGCCAAGCGCGACCGCATGGGGTGGAGACTCAACTCGCCCAAGTCGCCACGCAGCGAACGAGCGGAGGAGACCTGGTACTCGCCTATGCTGGCGCAGAAATACCCGCACATCAAGGCACCACCGTCGGGCCACTGGGCACAGCCCAAGCTGGACGGTATCCGGTGCACCGCCAGCCGCGAGGGTCTTGTGTCCCGCAAGAACGTGCTCATCACGAGCGTCCCGCACATCGAGCGGCAGGTCAAGGCGTACCTCGAGGATCACCCGGAGATCTTCACGCTGGACGGTGAGCTGTACGTCCACGGGCTGGACCTGCACGACATCTCGGGCCGCGCACGTCGCAAGAAGCCGGACACAGACAGCCAGGAGCTGCAGTTCCACATCTTCGACTGTGAGACGCAGTGGGCTAGCGAGACGTTCAATATCCGCTGGAGCAAGCTACAGAGTGTCAAGTCCCGCAAACACTTAGCCAAGCTCGAGCACCTGCACATGGTCGACACGCAGTGGTGCGACGACGCGGAGGACCGAGACTTCCTGCACGCCAAGTGGATCAGGGCTGGTTACGAGGGCTCTATCTACCGCGATCCGCACGGCCCGTACGTGCACAAGCGCACCAAGTTCCTGCTCAAGCGCAAGGACTTCATCGAGAGGGAGTTCACGGTCATCGGTATCCGCGAGGGCAACGGTGCCTGGCGAGGTTGCGCCAAGGCGATCGACTACGTTGACGACCGCGGCGAAGAGTTCGAGTCCGGCATCCGTGGCACTCAGGCCTACCTCCGCACTGTGCTCAAGGACCGTGCCAAGATCATCGGCTCACTCGGCACTGTGCGGTACTTCTCGCTCACGCCCAAGCGCAAGGTTCCGTACCTCCCGGTCACTGTGAACCTCGGCCGCTGGGACTTGGAGGAAGCGTCGCATACTCTCGGCAGGCGCTGGGGCCGCATCGCGGACATTCTCGGCAAGAAGCAAGCAGATAAACTGCTTCCCATCCCGTTTTAACCTTGCCTCTAGAGCACTGTTGCGCCCAGCAACCACAGGCACTACAGTGATTGCACAACGAGGAGGACGACATGCGTCTGTTGCTTCAGGTAAACGGCGAAACGAACGACATCGCCGACGGGTTCGCCTTCTCGCTCGTCAAGGAATGGGCGATGCAACGCGTCACTGCCGACAACGAAGTCGACGTGTCCAACGCCGACACCGGCGAGGTCTACTTCGAGGTCATCAACGGCAAGGTCACTCACGAGAGGGATTGGCAGTAATGTACGTTCACATCTTCCGCCCGCACAACACCGCTCAGCTCGAGACGCAGTACGTCGGGCCGTTCGCCAGCTTCGAGGACGTGTACGAGTACCACTGCTCGCTGCCCGCCCTCGGCGTGTACGTCGAAGCTGAGGAGGGTTTCATCGGCGAAGGCGTCAAGACCTGGCACGAGCTCAAGCCGCCGGTGACCGAATGAGCAAGCTCGTCTGGCGCGTCGATCCTAAGCCGACCGGGCCGTATCGGTCCTTCCAGCATCGCAACTGGCCAGCTGCCCACTGGCACGGCAGCGAGCAACCTGCCGCGCGCATCGTGTGCGATGTCCCGTACCATCCAACCATCGCCCGCACCGGTCATCACCCCGAGCTTCGTGTGCGCGTCGCCGTGCCTACTGGGGACGGCAAGTGGGAGTGGCGCCAGCTCCTCAAGCGAGCCAAGAACCTCGGCGAAGCGAAGGCATTCGCGGCTGAGTATTTCATCCAGCACAAGGATTACATCCGATGACACCCACAGAGCAAGGCCGCGTGTATCTCGCGATGGCTCAGCGCGCACAAGAACGCGCCGAGTACTACACGTCCCGCAACCAGAACGGCGGTCGTCCTGCGCCTGCCGCCGAGGCCGTCGCGTGGACGCTGCGTGCGATCCTCATGACTGCCGCGGAGGAATGCCTCAAGATCGCGAAGGAGGAACAGCAATCATGACCAAGTATCTGCTGCAGACCACGACTGGTCTCGTGACCCAGCACTACATCGTTGTGCCGGCGGCGTCGGTGAAGATCGATCCCGATAATCCTCGCCGGGCTAAGCTCGACAACTACGAGCTGTGCTGGGCGGATCACAAGACCGGCGCCATCATCTCGGGTGAGCCCGACTGGGTCATCAGCATGGACCAGCTCGAGGAGAAGCTGTCGTCATGACCAACATCGTCTTCGTCACCATTGCCGTCAAGGCGCCCAGCGGCATCTCGCAGAAGAAGCTCACCGAGACTGTGGTCGAGTCGCTCGCGCGTGCCCGCGACATTCAGGACGAGCTGCTGCCCGACACGACCAAGCTCGAGTTCGCGCCGGCCGGTCGACCCGGCAAAGTGAGCGAAGGTCCCAAGCCCATGAGTCGCATCGGAGAATGGCGATGAAAGACAGCATACGCGAAGCACTCGAGTCGACCTGCGCTGCACAGGAACGCTCGCGCCTGCAGCGCTACAGAGGCATGTCCTCGCTCGCGACGACACACGAGCTCAGCAACTATCGCGACCTGCTCGTCAGGTTCCTGAACGAGGTCAGCAGCAACGGCGAGGAGGACATGACAGTCAGTGAGCTGATCATGCACCTGGAGGACTGGTCATGAGCTGGTGGTTCATCGCCTACGTCGTCGGCACGCTGGCGGTAACCGCAGCCTTCTCGAACTACGTCAATCGCCAGCCGAAGATCGGGCCGCAGACCTTAGCCTACCGAGTGTCCTACGTGACTGTGGGCACCGCGGCTTTGCTCCTGTGGCCCGTGGTGCTGTCGGTGATTATCCCGATTGTCTGGCTGCAACGCTTGAGGAACAGATGACCCACCTGACACAGAAGAAAGACACCGGCCTCGACTTGACGATCAGCCGCGCGTTCGCCGAAGCTCACGTCCGCTTCCGCGGCGATGACGGTCACGATCACCTTGTCACCTTCGACATCGAGTCGGCTCACAGGCTCGGCCAGATGTTTGACGATCGCTCGATGGGGAAGGCGACTGCAGGTCAGTCGAAGAAGGCCAGCTTCGCCGAAGCCTGCCTCAACACGATCATCTCCTACATCATCGCCGTTGGTATTGGCCACCTTGTCTACGGCTACTACCAGCTGCCCATCGACCTCGAGCTCAACATGAAGCTCACCGCCATCTTCACGGTCGCCAGCATCGTGCGAGGTTACGTCATCCGTCGCTGGTTTAACAGGAGGCAACAATGCCGGTAGTCCACAAGGTTCACATCCCAGTCCAGGACGAGGTCAACATCGTCATGCCAGCCGATGCCAAGGTCGTCATGGTCGGCGATCAAGACGACCTGATTGCGGTCTGGTTCGAGCACGACAACGGCCCGCTCACCACCCGCACGATCTACATTCACGGCACGGGTCACCCCATCCCCGCTGGCCGCAAGCACATCGGCTCGGTGCAGCAGCGGGTGTACGTGTGGCACCTGTACGAGGACGCATGACATGGAGGGTCCCAGGCTTACGCAGTGGGTGAAGAACTCCGAGCGCACTCCCACCGTCGGCGGCACGTACTTCACCGGCCGCTGGACGGGCCCAGTCAACGGGCTGAGACAGTTCCGCATCACGCGCCTGTACTTCCTCATTCTCGAGGGCAATAGGGCCGTGTGGTATTCGTTCGACAGAAACGGGGACGGCTCACAGAGACTGGCGTTTCCGGATTTCTGGCTCGAAGGAATG